GTCTAATAGATTTTCTTGTGTTGTATCTGAACTAGGTTTATCTAAAAAATTAATATCTACCGATTCGCCTTCATTTAAAGGCTCAGCACTATTAATCACTCGGTTATCACGTAAATAGGAAGCGACGTTTTCGTCAGCTAAATCTACCCCTATCATTTTTAAGTAGGCATCCGCAAAATAACTCACGTCGTTCGCTTTTTCTGATAGAGCTTCGTTGTAATTATTAATCAGCGACCACACAGACTCAATACGTCCTTGTCGTTCGTCATTTTCCATAAACTCAATCATAGGCACTTCACTGTACGGATTAGCGATTGCCTCTTTTCCACCTAATAAATAAGACAAGGCTTTCTGAAAAACGGTTGGTCCTCTCTTAGTTTCCAATCGTTTAGAAGTCTTGTCTTGTGTAAAAATAAACGTTTCTGTGCTATTTTGTGGATAAACAGTTGCCGTTAACTCGTCCCTTGTCATTTTGTTGTAAAGAACCGCAAACATAGGCGCTTTTAATAAGTCATCTGCGTAAACAATGAATCCTTGTGTAGGTTTTAAATAAGTTACACACGTTTCCGCTTCTTCGTTTTGATATAAAAGCTTATAAGCATGTCCATAAATAGCAGTTAGCTTAGAAAGCTCCGCGTCGTTGTCTTCTTCGTCGTTTCGTTTACGGAAATCTTGAACAAATTCTTTTACCTCACCATCTGGATGAGTAATCTTTGTTGGTTTACCGTTAAAGAAAGCTGCAGAACTGTCTACAACATAACGGGCAAAGTTGACTGCAATTCGATGGTCAGGTTTTCCAATTCCTTTATTTTTTTGATAATAAATATCATGTTGACCGTTGTAGAGCTTTTCTAATTCTTCGTAAAACCCAATTAATTTCCGATGCTTATTAATGTATTTATCCACCAAGCGTTCGTCAATCTTTGCGTTTTTATCACAATAAAAGACACGATTTCCTAAAAGGTCAACGAATTCACGTATTTTACTTTCAGTATTTGGTCTACTTACTTTTTCTGTCATTAAATAACCCCCTTCACGCTCTGTAGCTTAATTCCTCGTGCTTTTTTACTACGATGTTCTACTGCGTATCGTAAAGCATCTATCACGTGATTATAGCTATCAATAGGTTCATTGGTGTACTCCCCTGTTTTCTTGTCTTTAGCCCATGTGTAGTTTTCTAATTCCTCAATCAGTTTTACGCAACGATCGTCTACGATTAGCTCATATTGCAATAAAAAAGAAAGCCCCTGTCGTATTGAATCAGGGCCTTTCTTAGCTGCACGTATTCTAGTAATTCCGTTCTTCTTGATTTCTGCAATAGATTTCTTTTCAGCTGAATCTGCAGTGATAACTTCTTTTGCATAGCCTAAATCTTTAATAACCGTTGAGATTTCATCATTCAGCAAGCCTTTTTTGACGTATTCTTCAAGAACATAAATACGTTTGTTCTTCTCGTCTACCTTTGCATGCACAAAAGCGGAAGGGTCGTTTACATACCCAAAGTCTAAGCCAAAATCTGAATCAATCTGTCTTAACAGTTCGTCGTGCTTGTCTAATCGTTTTCTCTGATAGTTTGGAAATACAAGTTTATCTAGCGTAGCAAATTCTCCTAAAGCATATATGCGATAATACGCTGGGTTTCGTTTGGCTAAATCCTCAATCACCTTTTTATTTTCACTATCAAGAAACCGATTGTCTTTATAGGTGCTGTGATAAATACCCGTTCTTCGTTGATCGACTTCTGCTTCCTCATCAAAGAAAGATTTATATACCCAGTTCAGTTTAGAAACTGGGTTAAACATTAAAAAGATTTGACGTTTCACATGCTTACGTTCACGTAAACGCAAAGTAAGCTGTGTATAATCTTCTAGTGTAAATTCTGTTGCTTCTTCCATCACGACGTCAGACAGCCCTTTGATGGATTTTATTTTCTCTGGGTCATCCATTCCCTTGAAAAGAAACTCTGCGCCGTTTGGTAACGTGATTCTAAAATCAGTGTTATTTACTTTACACTTGTCTAGCAGTCCCCAATCAGAAAGACACGCTTTCACATCCTCGAAAATAGAGTCTTTTAAGCTACGCCCTACTTTTCTTGTAAATAAAATCTTTCTTGGTTTCTTCCATCTTTGACATGCTTTAAAAACAACCTTTTGAACGACACCGTGACTTTTGCCAGATGAAGCGCCGCCCCAATAAACCTCGGTGAATTTAGAATAATCCACCAATCGATCATAAAACGATTTGTTAAAAACTCTTGACGGGAAGTTAAACTCTAAAACGATATTACGTTTCTTCGTCTGCATCCCACTCACCAACCTTAATCACAATATCGCCCGTTTGTAAATCGACTTTATCAGTGAACAGCGCATGACGTTTACCAAGAAGCTCGGCTGCTTTTAAACGGTCTTTTGCGCCCACATCGATGTCTACAACGGCTTGTGCGCCTTCGCCTACACCAATTAGCGTTGCTTCTTTGTACTCGCCACGCATAACAGCTGTTAGGTACTCTAGCACCTCTTGGGCATCGGCTGTTCGTTCGTTTTTCAGTTCTGCGAGGCGTTCGTCTATATAAGCTCTGAGGTCAGGTTTAGTCAAGTTTTCCTGTCCTATCTGCTTTGCAGTCTTTTCGCTATATCCCGCTCTGATAGCAGCCTCTTTGGCATTTCCTGTCTCGATGTAAAAGTCACAAAATCGTTTCTGTTTCTCGGTCATTCGCATGTTATTCACCGCCTTTCTGTCTAATAATTTATCACTTCACATACATTTCTATATTCTCTTGTATATGCTTATCTTTCCAACTACCATAACCACAATAAACTAGCTTGCACGCATCAATTTCCTTCGGCGTGGCTTCTCTCGTCATTTCAACAATAGATGCATTCTTTTTTATCTGCACAGACATTACAACACGCATCGAAACAGTTGAGCGGTTCGACTGTGGATATTTATGTGTTAGCGATACGTACCAATAGCTTTTCATATTTTTCTCTCCTAGTTGTTTTATGTACTTGATTCAATAAATCACTTCTTGCTATACTATTTATGGGTAGCAACTCCTTTTTGTAAATAGTAATCAACAAAAATTGTGCACGAATGCTACCTAGCCACTAGATCCCATAGTCTAGTGGCTTTTTTATGTACAAAAAAAGACCACTCATTTTTATTGAGTAGTCTAAAGATTTATATTAGACTGCCTAGCCAATCTAACACTTATTTAACAATACTAGGTTGCTAGCCACTTTATCCTGTTTCCGCAGGCTGGCTAATTCTGAAAGGAGGTGAACCGATCGTTAAAGTAAGAAACATTTATTGACGATTCTTTTATTTAAGTAGCTATGCTACCTACTGGAACAATAGGACTCGAACCTATACCGACGGTTTTGGAGACCGCTGCTCTACCAGTTAAGCTATATCCCATTAACACTCACAAACCTGTAGAAAAAAGAGAGAGGAATTACACCCCATTTCTTTTAGTTTGAGAACGTCTGATTTGTGAGTGATCATTGCAAACTACATAGCGCTATCTTGACAAGTGCTTTCGGCGTACGTCTACGTGTAAGCTTAATGCCAAGTGTATTGCAATATTTGCTACCTAGACTAAACGAGACAGAAAGAACTGGACTTTCCACATCCTTATTCTTTATTTTTTATAGGTAGCCTCAAAAGATAAAGGAAACGGAGCTAAGAAAGGTAATGCATGCCTTACCCTCGTCTCCTTATCTTTCGACACTACCATAATAACATCTAAATATTAATAAAAACCGCCAACTTTCCGCCAAAAAACCGCCAAAAATTTTATTTATATGCAATTATTTTTCCATTTCGATACGCTTCGGCAAATTCAATTAAAGCCTCTGATTTCATTCGTTGAATACTTCTTTCGGAATATCCAACTTCCCTAGCTATCTTGTAATTAGAGTAATGGTCCTGCACACAGAAACTATAATGCAAAATTTGTCTGCTAGTTAGGCTTAATGCCATAAGCGCAGATAAAATTGCGTCTCTTTCTGCTTCTGCATCTGCTAATTGTACTAGCGCATCTTCTGCTTTGTTCCCATGACTTTGGCTTTTAGGCATATCTGTAATAATTGGTGATTTTAAATCTATCAAAGAGCGACCAGCTATTCGCTCTAAACGTCTAAAATTCTTCAACACATTTCTAGCATTCGCTTTTGTTTGTCGAAAATCTACTTCTTTTAGCAATTTAATCAAGTGAAATCGCTCCTTTTGTGGTATAATAACTATGTCGAAAATATTTCTCACAGCCGGAGCAATCTGGCTTTTTTTATTTTCTACTAAATAAACTTTTTACAATACGTACTATGAGATAGTATTTTCAAATACATTTACTCATGATATAATCATATTAACTTTCTTGGGGATTTTATTTCTGAAATAAATTTCTCCTTTTCTATGATAACTGGCGGAAAACAGTTATCGATAGTTCCTGTCTCCACCAGAGACACAATGTCAACCTTATTTGTTGGCACTATTAGCACTTTACTTGGGAAAAGTGCTAACTACCACATTAGTCAGCCATTGGTCGGCTGGCTTTTTGTTTGCAAAAAATCAGCTAGTTATTGTAAAAAAGTTGCAATAAGTTAAAACTCCAATGTACTTGGCCTCCCATATTTTAAAATTCTCCATTCGCCATCTTTTGTATTGGTTTTATTCATATGATTTCTTTCATCACGAGCTATCGTATAATCGAAAAATAAATCGGCTTGCTCTGATCCGCGCAGGTATTCAACATAAACGTCATCGACTTGTCGCCCTAAAATATAAACTTCTGGATAACTTAGCATTGCTTATCCTCCCTTAAGTACATTTCCGAGCTGACGTATGCTTCTATTAGTTTGACGGTAAACTAATATCACTAAATTTCTATCAACGCATTTCAAGTCAACATATTCAAAAACACCATCTGGGTTGTTTCTGTTTAAATCTTCAAAAAATCTAGTAATGTGAACATCGTAAGGTTGAGTATTGAATTCTTTAAATTTGATCATTTATTATTCTTCCAATGCCCATCCCATTAATTTACTCATTTCAAATACTACATTTCGTCTTACTCCAGTTGAAATACCTAGATAATTAAATTTTAAAACATCCCATTCTAAATCAGTTGTAACTGTTTCAACATGCCTAACATCTTCAAACTTCATTGTTTCACCAGTCGGTAGCCATATGATCAAACTTTTTGATTTTTCCATTTATTATCCCTCCACCTTCACAGCAAAAGCCCAATAGCGCTCATCAATTGCTTTGATTTGATTTTCTGTTAACATATCCACCTTTTCCTTACATATCGTAAAATCAATTGTTCCCGTTAAATTTAAAAAAGTATATCCTGTGTTAGTCGCCCCTTTGTCTGGTAATAAAACATGATATAATGGTTCCTTCTCGACTTCGTAGCCGTTAGCTAATGCATTAACAAATAAATTTCTATTCGACTTAAACCACAAAGAAAATTCATCATTTGGCATTGCTCTTGCGAAAGAAATTGCTGAATCAATAATATCAACTTTATCAGAACCTAGGCCTTCGCCTTCTTTGATAAAGTCATCGGCCTTTTTGGGCAATACAGTTTTTTTCGATTCGTCAAGTTGTTTTACTGCAATCAAACAGTCACGAACTGCTTGATCATATCCTTCGTTGTACTTTTCGATGAATGAATCACCTTCTAAACCTTCTAAAATACCAATCAATTCTTGTTTAATCATCGATGGTCCTCCTCGATTATTTGTTCTTGGCAATCTTCACAATATTCAGGATACCCATTCCCATCTACATCAAGGAATACTCCACAACTTGCACATAAGACACCTTCCAACATCATTTCTGCAATTTCTCCCATTATCCTTCCTCCTGTTCAATAGCCCACCGGCTAAACGCTTGTAAGACATGCTTCAATTCATCATCATTTAAGTCACCATATGCATAAGCTACTTGCTTATACTTCATTTTTCCACCAGTAGTTGATAAAAATCCCATGATTTCAATAACTTCACGTAATCCGTATAATTTGCATGATTCTTTCAACCAATCAAGCACAATCTGCTGATTTTCGTTGAGTTTTTGTTGTTTGATTCCTCTAACAGTGTGACATCCACCATACGATTCATAGCCACTTATGACAATATGGCCTTTAATACGTTTAGCTGACTCAAATTCGCCCCACGTTTTGCCATTAATTACTAATCGCCCTGTACTCATTCTGTTCCCTCCAATTCCCACGGAAAAGGCGTTCTAATGGACCAGACAGGTACAGACCTATGACCACAATCTCGCCATTCTAACCACCAGCAACTACGGTTCTCATTGTCTTCGTCTACTCCGAAACGATATCTAACAAATGCATCTTCTATGATATAAGGTGTATTTTCGTCAAGCATTAGTTCTGACCGCCATTCATCTATTGCTTGTTCCCTGGTATATTTTTGTTTATTGAAGCCCATCCAATTATTGAAATCCCCTTTAAACACTTCAAAGTCAAACTTGCTTCTTCCTTTAATCGCCATAGTTCCATCTGTCCTCCCAAACATTTCTGATAACTTCATATTCTTCGCTGTCAATGAATCTAACAGATGTTAATTTTCCATTTCTTATCGTTTCTTTGCAGAATGAACCTTTTTCAAATACAACAATGCTATCATTCATATGTGTTTTGAAAGGATCATAATATAATACATCACCCTCAAAAATTTCAACGCCGTTCTTGTCTTTCAACCCTGTTGATTGTCCGACTGTTTCCTTATCAATCAGATAAACCGAATTTTCATCTGATTCATTTACGATGGCATACTGGCCAAACATAAAAGTTAGAAGTCCAATATGCCAGTTACCTCTTTGATCTCTTGCTCTAAATTTTGGGATCATCTTCTTTACTCTCTTTCCGCTTAAAAATATAAATTTATATGTTCAAAGACATCTCTTTTTTTACTAGTGGTGTAGTTGTCAAAACGAACGAACAGCTCTTTCTTTACATTATTTGTTAAAAACCTGACAGAATATCCATACTTAATTCTGCTTATTTCAATGGCATCTCTGCATATTTTTCTCAGCTCATTTTTCGATAGTTTAACTCTAAAACCTAGCACTATATCAGCATCACCATTCACGGTCTCTGTCTTAGCGGACCAATCGTCATTACAATAATGCCCATAAAATTGCCAAAGTTTATCATTATCTAACTCAAGCAAATTTATTTGCTCATTCATCTTATTCACTCGCTTTCATAAATACTAACCAATGTGTTTTTGCTCTTTTATTGCCGTACAATGGCTCACAATCAATTGTGCTTAATATTTCAGATAACTTGATTTGTTCCTCGTTCCATTTAAAAACTAACGTCCCATTGGGCTTCAAAACCCTCATACACTCATGAAAACCTTTTTGTATATCTTCTTTCCAAGTTTTCTCGTTTAGCTTGCCATATTTTTTAGCCAACCAGCTGTTATTACCACACCTCAATAAATGCGGAGGATCAAATACAACATGATAAAACGAGTTATCTTCAAAAGGCATCTTTCTAAAATCTGCAACTAGATTAGGATTAACATCGATAACATGCCCACTGTCTAATTTTTCGTAATGCTTTCTGTTATCCATAAACAAAACTTGGTCGTTTTGCTTATCAAACCAAAACATTCTGCTACCACAGCATACATCAAGTATTTTTTTCATCATTCCAAAGGAGTAAAGAATTCTTTGTGGTCGACCAAACCTCCACTCCTTTCATTTATTTCTTCTTTATTTCAGCTAACTTTTTCGCAACATTCTGCCCACTTTTGTTGCATAACGGACAAGAAGTTGCTTTTGAATGACCGAATCTATCTTTTTCCCAGACAATCATCTGTCCCTTGCATTTTATACATACCATCACTTTTCCCTCGCTTACTGTATGTGCCATTTGCAATAGCTTTTTCTTTTAATCTACGTTTTTTCTTTTTGATTTTAGATTTAGTTTTACCCATTCACTTTGACCGCCTTTGTCAAATCAAATCCTAAAGCATTTGGATATCCTTCCACTTCTTCTGGTTTTACATGGTAAACATCTGTTTCAATGTTAAAGCCTCCAACTTCGGCAGCTTTTTTTAACACATGACCATTCCAGCTTTTTCGATAGCCCGTTTTTTTATTTGCCTTAGGACTTACACAACTTCTTGCACCTTCCGCAGTTGCCACACATGGTAAAACAAATAACGCTTTGTTCTGTTCGTCTAAATACAGTTGGACCCATTCTGGTTTGTTCAATCGTTGAACTACTGGACCACTTAAAGCCAGACCGCTTTTTGAGATCGTTAAACATTCCTCTGCTTTTACTCCAAAATTTCCTGAAATAAGTAACGTTGCTGTATTTAAATTAAATTTCATGTGTTTTGTCTCCTCTACTTTGTTATTTTCTTTTCGCTTAATTATGTTTTCTATGCCGTTTGCCTTTCGACAGTTTTGAAATGTGGTTGTTCCAAGTCCGAGAGCTTTCTTAATATCGTTTACTTGATAACCTAAGTCTAATAAGTGCTGATATTCTTCTTTCGTCAGCTTGTCAGGCTCTAATTTTGGTAATGGTCGCTTATCGTTTATAAGGTTAGAATTCAGTCGTTTTGATTAATCTCTGGACCTCTTCCACGATTTCTGGATTATTCATCCATGATTCATCATCACCAGTCAAAAAAAGAATTCTCTGACGAATGGCTCTTTTTGTTTCTCTGAGTTTGTTTTTCGTCATTCCTTTTCCTCCAAACTCATAATTTCAATTTCTGTTCGTGGTCGCATGCTATACAGTTTTTGGCAAACCATCACAGCAATTTGACCATCATTTTTATATAAAATACCTTCAGCAGCATCTGTCACTGCTTTGAAATAGTTGTCCAAATCGGGCTTTTTATCACAATACATTCGCTCCATATTTACCTTTAATCGCTTTTGTTTATTGCTTAGAGCTGATTTAGGCGGATGGATGTAAAACGTCACATGTGCGGAAATTGGCCCTTTTTCAATCAACTTTGCTCTTGATTTACGAAGATAATTTTTTACTTGATTTTTGTATTCTTTCATCGCTCGATCTTCGTACGTTTGAACATAATTCCCACGTCTTGCAAACCTAGGGCGACTTTGTGGCTTAGGTTCAATCGGCAAAATAATTCGCATCTCTTCCACCTCGAACCTTACAAATCGGCTTCTTTGACGAATACTCCGTTTACCATTTCCCCTTGGCGATTTTTGATTTCGCTATATGCTTGATTTAAGCATTCGTATAAGTCCATGTTATTTTGCATAGCGAGAATAATTAACGTCACAACTACATCACCAATACCATCTCTTAAATCGTTTTCATTGTTTCTTGCCAATGCAGCGCCAACTTCTCCGACTTCCTCAATCACTTTTAACATTTGCTTTTCAGGCTCTGCTTTATCTAAACGCTTTTCTTTCGCCCATTCTTCCACTAATTTAACTAATTCATTCATCTAAAATTCCTCCCCGAAATCTAATTCACGTTTTAGCTTGCTGTGAATCGATTCTAGCTCTTTCTTGTATTCTTTGACTGTTTGTATTGTTTTACCACTAGAAAGCACATAATCGCGTTCTATTGCGACGAGAGCCTTATTTAAATTGCCATAATAACCAATCAAAGCGAGTGATTCTTTTTGTGTACCGTCTTTATCAGTCAAAATGGTTAACTCTCCGTGTTCATTTCGTCTCGCTTTATTTACGATTACTTGCCTATCATCGCTAGTAATTCGATAATCAAGTACTCTCATTTCAATCATGATTTACTCTCCTCCCAACAATTCTTGCATTTGTCTTTCAAATTCAGCTTGCTCTTCTGGTGATAGCTTTTCTTCTTCACCGTTCGCTTGATTCATCCATTCAGGCACCTTTTCTTGCCGAACAGGTTTATTTTGATATTGCTTATTTTGTGTTTTTTTATCTGCTCGTTCTCTCTCGTTATTTAGATAATCAGCATATGTTTTTACACCATTTGCTCGCCAATTTTTCAAAATACCAGCAAAATAGCTATATCTTCGTTCATTATTTCTAGCACAGATATTAACAGCCTCTTTCAATAACTCGAGATCTCCGTCAAAATCAGCAAGATCATATTGTAAATCAGTGATATTAACAGGAGTAGCAGGACTTACATTCTGTGAATAATAGCGGATTAACTCCGTTAGTTTTTCTTCACCTAACGGCTCTTCAAAGAATGCTTTCTCAACCGACGTTTCAGGTGACGACGGATTGATGCTACTTTCTGTTTCTTTTTTGTTTACTTTACTTTTATTTACTTTACTTTCCTTTACTTTACTTTGTGTATTAATGTCAGCATTAACTGTTTCACTTTGAGAGTTACTGTTGACATTAACTATATATTTAGTTGGTTTTGGTGTTTTCCGTCTTTTTGTCGCTTCGAAAAATGTCGCTTGGATATTCTCACTCGTAAGCACCTTGACCGAGTCAAACAGTTCTTTATCAAAAAATCCCCATAAGACTAAGCGGTTCACTATTTGATTGAGCATTTCCTTACTTACTCCAGGCAGGCGTTTTAAAAGAGTTGCTTGCGATAAATCATCCCACAAAATGAAATATCCTTTTTTGTATATCGCACAAAGCAGTTTGATTACCGCAAGTTCTCCTTTAATACCAAATTCCCCAGCAATAGCTTCTATTTTTTCGTCTTCAAAAATTCCAACATCAAGAGGAAAATAATCCAAACCTTCTTTTGCAGGTCTTGCCATTACATCTCCTTCTTTACTCTAATGGTGGATTTTTAGTATCAAATAAATCTGTTTGATTCAATGAATCTGAATCAGCTTCATTAATTATTTCTGCTGTTTTCATCGTAGTATTTTCTTCTACTTCCGTTTCAGAAATAATATTTCCATCTTCTTGCATTTGTTGAACTTTTTCATCTGAAGTTGTCGCTTCTTGCATTTCGATAGATAAAATTCCCCATTTTGATAACATATTTCTTAATACTGTTTTACGAGCCATCGCATTATAATCTGTAGCCCAGACACCGCTCAATTTTGTTTTTTCTTTGTCTTTGCTATTTGCGATTCGATGAGCTTCAATTTCTTGTTTGGTCCAATAAACAGTTTTCTTGAATCCATTTAATAGTTCAAAATATCCAACATATCCGATTACATCATCTGATTGTCTACCGTTTGGATCAAATTCAAATTCTTCCGTTAACCTGTTCCAACTCAGTAACTCTCCTTCGTAAACTTCAATAACATTTAATGCTTTATATTTACCTGACCGTTGAGCCAATTGAATATACCCTTTATATCCTAAAATAAATTGGGCTTTCCTCTCCCATTTGCCAGTCTGCTTATTTTTAGTATTAAATGGTACGAGATAGGCATAACCTAGATTTTTATCTAATCCTAAATTTAATGTAGCAGCTGTTAAAGCCCCGCTTAAGATAGACATTGGCTCGCTTTCTGCCAAGTAGCTATCATTAGAAACTAAGGTCATGACATTTGACATAAAAGCATTAGCATTTTCATGAAGAACTTCCTCAAATTTCCGCTTCATAGTAGGAGTATTCATTAATCCTTTTAAACCTAATTGATTCGCAGGAACTTGTTTTTGATTTTGTTGTGATAATTGATTTTTTAAGGTTTCGTTTGTTGCCATTATTATTTTTCCTCCTTCAATTTCAAACCACAAATGGAACAATACTTCCAATTTTTATCTCTTACTTTACTTTTGCATCTTGGGCATACTTTACACATTTACTCAATCTCCTTTTCTATTAATCTTCGTGGCGTAGTAACCATATATATTTCTTCATCTTCTGCAATTTGAGGATATTTTTCAGCAAACTTTTTACTGTTCAATCTTTTAGTAGGTATTTCCTTCCACTCAACAATATGTTTTTTGGTAATACCAATACTTGCATTTCTTTTTCCCAATTCACTTTTTATTTCATTTTCAATTTTTCTAATAGCTACATCCAACTCTTTTTTGGTTTTCTTCATTTCATTTTTTTGATCTATCAATTCGTCAAACGAAGCAGGTAAAGTAGTTTGCGTTTCTTCTATGTCGCTATACTTATCCTTTAAAAAGTCAGCTGTTGCCTTACTTCCGTCAATAATAGGTTCAACGCCTTTGATTACGTTATTTTCCCAAAAATCAACTAATTGCTCGGTCAGTACATCGATTAATTCCTGATCACGTTCTACTCGTTTCCAAATAAATTTCTGACCACCAATTAAAACTGCAATATAACAATAGTCTTTATTCAAAACATTCATATAATGCTGAACTTGGCAAAGATAACTCAATGGCACTTCGTCTCCTGCCCATTCTTTCGCTAAAAATTGATTTGCAGTTTTGCATTCTAGAATGGCATTTTCTCTAACCACTTCTCTATCAATATTTGCTCTTAAAAAAGGATGGAGCGAATGTTCGAAGACTTGATTTCTACGACGAACTTTTTTTCCTGTTCTTTCTTGGAACTCTTTCGCAACAACTTCTTCTAAAACATTCCCCCAATAGGCTGGCTCGCTTTCTGTATCTTTCAGCTCAACTTGACCTGTTTTCTCTAGCCATAATTGATAAGCTGATTTATATTGATTCAAGCCTAAGATTGTTGCAACGTCTGATCCTCCAATTCCTTTACGCCTATCCTCAAGCCATTCTTGGTGGCTCATGGATAAAGTAGATTGAATCATCTTTCGTCTTCCTCCTCATCGTATTCCCACATCGGCTCTAATACTTCTTTTTCTTCGGGTGGCTCTTGTCTTGCCCCTAGCGAATCAAATTCAGGCATTACAATCCCTCCCAAAATAGTTTTATTTTTTCATCTTCCAATTCGATATAATCGACACCTTGCATTTGTAATTGATCTAAAAATGGTTTTGTAGCTCCTTTACTGCTTACCACACAACTTGTATTGCCATAAGATGCAGATGTCCGAACAGATTGAATAATGTTATTCTGTGCGTTTGCTAACATTAATTCGTAAATGTCGTTACCCAAACCTCTTACTTCAATCATTACAACTCACCTCGAGAAATTTTCGATAATATATCTATCAAATCGTTTGGATCATCTGTTACAAAAGTATGTTTATTTTTAGCTGTAGTTTCTGTTTCAATACCGTACATTTCTTTCAAGTGACGATGCATTGGACAATCACAATCTAATTCAGCTAGTTCTTCTTTTACTACTGTATATTGGCTATGTGCAGCAATAGCTACCATCGCATCTTCTCCAACTTGAGCCATTGCCAATTCTCCTTCTGAATCGATAGTGGCCAAAGATAAACCTATATCCTCTTTCTGGCATTCTTTTGCTAGTTTCTTAATCATTTTTTGAATTTTATCGTTCATTTTGGTATACTCTCCTTAGTTAGTCATTTTTTTAATTTTTTGGTTCAATATTTGCCCTGTTCGTTTGCAGACGTTCGGGGCTCTTTTTCTACTATGCTTAATCTCTCTGGATAAACATTTTTATCAGCTGAAACATACGGATATTCTTCAAACAACTTTCGCATGACTTCCGCTTGTGTTTCTCCAATCACATATGTTTCTCTACTAGCTTCACCTACAGCTACATACATTTTTTATCGCCTCCTTTTTTAGAGTATTGATACTTCGCTTCATCCCAGTTAAAAAACCAATGGATAAAGAAAGGTGAACTTAGCGTTGCTAGTATTGGCATTGAAAAGTGATTTTTCAATAACACACCTAGCGCAATCATCACTAAAAATGCGCCTATCAATCGTGCTTCACGTATTGCTTTCATATTTACCCTCCTATAATTTTTTTGATATAATTCAGTTGAAAGTGGGGTGTCAAAATGTTTTTTGTAATAAAGAAAGCTTCTAATAAAAAATACTATTTTGTAATTAAAACCGAAGAAAATGAAGTAATCGCATCAAGTAAGACTTATTACTATAAATCTTCTGTTTTAGAAATTATTGAATCCATCAAAAGTGATATGGATCAAAAAGCTATTATTGTTGACACTACTTTTAACTGGGGATAAGTTAAGGCTTATCCTTTTATCATTACTAGCCTATTTTTTTAAACATATCTCCATTCCCATTAGCCATATCAATTCTTGCTTGTAATTCCAATTCAGGCTTCCATTTAGGAATTAGAGCTAATGCTTCTTCATATCGAACTTTTGGAATATCTACATAAGAGGCTACATCGAATAATGCTTTCAATTGTTTATAGCAATTACTAAAGGCTGATTGCTTAATACTTGAATCCTGATAAGCCAATGTTTTTTTGCCACCTAATACTTTGATAACAGTTGATGAAACTAGCCCTTGTATCTTTCGTTGTTGGCTTCTATTAATTGTAGTTTCTGTTTCTAGCTTATCTAAACGTTGATTTACAAGAGTCAATCCACGTTCATGCTTTAGCGCAGCTTCTAATAATAATTCTGTGTTATTCATCGGTAAGTTTGATTGAGTTTTAAGCAATTCTTCCATTTGGTTAAAAGCTTCAATGTATTTCAGTTTAAACTTAAGAGATTTTTGACCAGTGAATCCCATTGCTAGTAGTGTGAATCCGTCACGGTTCATAATAATTTGTCTATATTTTTGTTTGTTTTGTGGATGAATATAGCTATCTTCGTAAAATAGGTCTGCGTAATTTTCCGCAACCCCCTCTTTTAAATCATCAATCGCTGCTAAAACATCGCGATGGTTTTTATTAAATGTTTCAGCAACTTGCAAACTAGTTGTTACTGCTTGTTGATTTTTCGTAATTACTAGATTTTCCATCTTCTTTTCCTCCTTTAAATTTCAAAAGTTTCTTTTAGAAATCTTTGTAATTCAGATCGTTCAATCCGAATATCCTGATTACTCCATTGTTGAATTTTTAAACCTTTTGAAATCCAATTATTCAATTTTTCATCGCCAATCTCTAAAATCTTTCTTATTTGCGATTTGTTAGGATATGGCGGTAATTCAATGGTTTTAGTTAATAAATTCAAACGATTTTCAATTTCTTTTAATACTATGAAAGTAATATTATTTGCTAATTCGTTTTGAACAATTTCATCAGGAATGTTTAGCTGCATAAGTTACACCTCCTGTTTTTCGCTTTCTAGTAGATACTCCATTGATACTCCAAAATAGTCAGCAACTTGTTTCAATTTAATAGATGTTGGATTAGAGTTATTCCACTTGGAAATCGTTGAAGAGCTGAATCCTAAATCTTTTTCAATTTGATTGATTGAAACGTGGTTACTAATAGCAAGCTTTTTAATTTTTTCATAAATCATAAGTAACACCTTCTTCCGATAGTAATTTATTCATTTTTATTATTCCGACCTATTGACAAACATCGGAATATATTCCATAATGTAGACATAAGTAATACAGTACACAAAAAACAAGCTTTATTAACGTCTGGGGAGACTGTTTAAATATTGCTTTAATTTTCTGTATACTTTAAATATCTTACCTACAAACACATCATAAAGTAATTTATTCCGATTGTCAAGAATAAATTCCGATTTTTGTTAGGTTTTTTTGAGGTGAATTAATTTGAGTATTGTAGATAGAATAAAGATGCTAGCTTCACAAAAGAAAATGACTTTAACAGAATTAGAGAGAAAACTTGATTTCAGCCAAAGCAGTATTCGAAAATGGGACAAACAACCACCAGGAATAAAAAAATTACAAAAAGTTGCAGATTTTTTTGATGTCTCAACCGACTACTTGCTAGGTCGTACCGAAAAGAAAAAATATTACGAACTAAATGACAAAGAAAAAAAAGATATAGCTATCCAAGCTGAAGAATTAATTGAGGGACTAACTAACGGTGAAAATCTCAATTTCTATGGTGAACCAGCTACACAAGATCAGAAAGACCGTCTTTTAATTGCTATACGTACTGCAATGGAAATGAATAAAGAAGAAGCAAAGAAAAAATTCACTCGCAAGGATTATAGAAATTGATTTAGCGGGGGGATATGATGAATTATTATGTAGAAGAAACATTTAACAAAATAATTAATTTATATCATCCGCACAGCGTTTATCAATTAATAAAAGAAGCGAATTGCAAATTACTATATGCTGATTTAGATGATGAAACAGGAGGTTGTACTCAAACAAATAATCGTTGCCATACAATTATTGTAAATGCAAACTGGTCTGAATATTATCAACAATTTGTGATACTACATGAATTTAGTCACATCAAATTACACAGCAGTTCCAGTACACCTTTTTATAGATCTCTTGGATTAGATTCTTTTATATCAAAAATGGAATGTGAAGCAAATTCTTTAGCTATGAAGTTGCTCATATATATGCAAGACCAAGATGTTTTAGAAAATTTAACTGAATTTCAAATAATGGATTATCTAGGTTTGCCTCCTGAACTAAGAAGGTATTTGTAATTTGATTTAATAATAAAAATATCTTCCATATTCAGACAACAAACCTATTGTTTAAACTAACACATAAACACGAATTTAGAGTCGTTGGAAAAGTGGTTTCATAAATTAGAAAAGAACCACCTGACCAATTTGGCTAGGTGGTTTTTATATAAATATTTTTTAGAAATGAGGAATTATTAAATGAAAAAAGTTTCTTTAGTATTTTTATCATTATTACTTCTTACTGCATGTTCTGGAAACAAAGAAGAGGAAAAAAATTCTAGTAGCTCATCTACTAAAATAAGTTCTGTAAAAAAAGAAGCAACTATAAAAGAAAAACATACTAGTAGCTCGAATATTAATAATACCAATATTACAAAATTCCAGGAGTACCTTCAAACAAATCCACAAGATTTTGAAAGCTTTGTGGATCAGTATTATTCAATTACTCCAACTACAGACCAATCGAAAGTATTTTCAGAATTAATTAAAGGAAAATCTTTTACATTCACAGGTACCGTAATTGAACCTATGGGCAAAAGAGTTGCCGTTATTGCTAATAATAAATTTTCTAATGAAACATGGACTAATTCAATTTCTTCTAGCCCTTTAGCTTCTTATGTAATATTTGTAAAAGATCTAAATAATACAAAAGATTTTAAAACTGGTGATAAGGTAAAATTCACTGGAATAATGAGTTCTGCTGGTGCAAATCTTAATTCTGTTCATGCTCAATGGGATATGAATAACGGAACAATGGAAAAAATATAAAGACTAGCCTCCGGGCTTTTCTTAAAAAACAAAAAACAAACACACGTTCTCGAAAAGAGGTTTTGTAAATGGCAATGATAAAACAATATCAAAAGAAAAATGGTGAAAAAGCATGGTACTTCAAAATATATCTTGGTACCGATCCGCTAACTGGAAAAAAGAAGTATACAACTAAAAGAGGATTTCGCACTCAAAAAGAGGCTAAAATTGCATTAGCAAGGTTAGAAATGGAAATTCAAAAAAATGGTATTCCCTCTTCTACTAATATAACATTCCAAGAAGTAGCATTTATGTGGCTAGAAAATTATAAAAATACCGTAAAAGAAAGTAGCTACTCTCGAACAGAAATAATTTTCAGAAAACACATACTACCTTCATTTGGAAAAATTGAAATATCAAAAATTTCAACTGCTTATTGTCAGAAAATCGTGAATACATGGCATTCAAAAGGTAGTTCAAAACAATATCCCCTTTTTATAAATTATATGAATCAAGTCTTCAAATTCGCTATTAACATAGGGGTTACCAATCAAAACCCAGTGATTAATGTAATAGTTCCTAAAAATCAAGATATTATTACATCAGAAAAGAAAATTAAATTTTATACAAAAGATCAACTTCAAATATTTTTAAAAAGTATTGAACAAAGCGAAAGTACCTACATTACAATAAGAGATTATACATTATTCAGATTATTAGCTTTTAGTGGATGTAGGATAGGGGAGTTGTTAGCTCTTACTTGGGACGATTTAAACATTAAAACTGGTGAACTACAAATCAACAAAACAATTGCTAAATCTGACCATTATTATGTATCAAATACTCCAAAAACAAAAAAATCAAACAGAACACTAATATTAGATGCAAAAACAATAACTATCTTAAAAAAATGGAAATTAGAGCAAAAAAAATATCTTCTTAAACTTGGTTATACACAACCCTCACATATTTTCACCAATGAAGAAAATGAATTTACAATAAATCAAGCTATTACAGATAGATATAATATTTATCGTAAAAAGGCTAACTTACCAAACATTGGGCTTCACGGATTTAGACACACGCATGCATCTTTATTATATTATGCTGGGGCAGATCATAAAGAAGTTCAGGAACGATTAGGACATGCAAACATAAAAACAACTTTAGATACTTATACACATCTAACAAATGATGGAAAAGAAAAAACTACCGAAAAACTATCGAAATACATCGGCTTTTAACTAGTATGGTCAAAAGTATGGTCAAATATTTTTCAAACCAACAAAAAAAAGCCCAAACCTTTGATAAACAAAGGCTTGAGCTATTACACTAGTTAGCTACTGGATAAACTGATACTTCTACATATGAACCACCATTTGTTGTCTGATATGGTAATTCTTTTGATACTAAAAACTCTTTTCGATCTCCTTTAACTACCATCCAATGTTCAAACTCACGAATAGAAATAATGGCGTTTGGATCGTGCTTCTTCATAAGTTCGTGAGCATCGGACCACGGTAGATAATTGAACTTTCCTTTTTGTTGTATACGTTTTGATACATCTATTTCAGTCATTTTTTGAAAATCCGTAATAATCTTTTTCTCAGTCATTTAATAGTGCCTCCTTGTATACTTTGCCTAAACCGATGTAATCAATCTTTTCTAAATACTGTTGGTCAAATTCTTCTATTACATCTACAATGCTATTTTGAGTGACAATAGCTGTTAATTCATGACACTTTAGCTGTGCTTTTTTATCATATTTAAAGATTTTAAAACACATCTGAAACACTCCATCTTCATCTGCAATTTCATTTCCGAAAAAGTCAGTACTATCAATTTCATCGTTTTCATATTGTTCCTTGTTTTGCTTTTTAGGCGGCTCTGTTAAAAATCGATCTAATGCATCTGCTTCACTACGATTCATTCACAAGACCTCATTTCTGTGATATAATTTTTCTTGTATAATTTTTGTATGCGACTTATTGCTTGCCGGCTTAAGTCGCTTTTTTGTCGTCATGCAACACCTCTGCGCTCTTTTTGTTGCGCAATGTATATTTTATTTTTTTGTTGCTGGTACCATAAATCAGCAAGTTTTTTCGTTTGTTCTAATTTGTCTTTTCTTGTCATTTCTTAACCTCTCTATCTTCAAGTGCCAGATCATAAAACAGTGTCCAAATGATGAATAAGCCGATATATATATTTTGGATAATCGGATTAAAATTTCCGCCTACTATCAACCCCAATCCGAAAACGATTAGCAACACTGCAATTCTTCTTAAGTTATAAATTTTTCTCATTTCATTTCTCCTTAAATATGCATTCTATTTTGAATCTCTAAGTATCTTAAAAATTCGAGTTCTTTTTCAATTTGATATGCTTTTCCTTCGGTCAGTTGTTCTGATTGTCTAAGCGCTGCTCTATCATCTTGTAGCTGTTTACGCTCTTTTTTGATTTGGTTGAGTATCCAGCTTTCTTGTTCAGTTGTATAAGCCATAATATTCTCCCTATGCTATGTCGTTTAAGTCTAAACTCATTTGTCTTACAACTGTTTTTGTGGCTGTAGACGGCTCCCAGTCATTGATATATTCAATTACGATTGGATAATGTTTTTCTCTTAATTGTGATCGGGTACCCACGCCTGTAATTTGCTTAATACCTGAATTAATATCTTTGTATAACTTTCCACGCTGCTCCTTTGTGATTTTCCCAAATCCTTTTGCAACTTCTGCTACTCGTTGATGAACTCGACGTGATAAGTAGCCATAATCATCTGCACCGATTTTTTGATTGTCTTTTAAGTCGGCTACTTCTTTTTCGATTACATCTACACGCTCATTTGTTTCTTCATTTGCTGATAAAGCAAGCATTGCTAGTTCTCTTTGTGAGGTTGGAAGTTTAGGCTGTTGAATTTCTTTTTCCATTTGATTAAAAGCCTCAATATATTTCAGTTTGAACTGCAATGCCTTTTGACCAGTGAACCCCATTGCTAACAAAGTGAAGCCGTCGCGATTCATAATAACTTGGCGATAAGATTGTTTGTTTTGTGGATGAATGTAGGTATCTTCGTAAAATAGGTCTGCGTAATTTTCCGCAACCCCCTCTTTTAAATCATCAATTGCTGCTAAAACATCACGATGGTTTTTATTAAATGTTTCGGCAACTTGTAAACTACTTGTTACTACTTGTTGGTCCTTCATAATTACTAAGTTGTCCATTTGATTTACTTCCTTTCTTTAAAATATCTGCAAAATTTTCATCTAAAAATTCAAGCATTTTTCTTCTCTGAAAAAGATAAGTATCGCGACCGTCCCCTGGATAATAAACAAAACCATCTTTATTTTTATCTATATCTAATATTTTTCTATATCTGGGATTTTTCAATACATTACTGGTAAACCATTCATACCCACGATTTACCCTGTCTAATACTTCTTTCAACGTCATCCAGTTTCCTGTCTCATCAGCTTTTTTTAATTCTTCATATTCAATTTTAGAGATAATAACGTAATCTGAAGGTACTGGAATTTTAGCTTCTAAGTATTGTGTTTGAGACATGAATGTACCTCCTATCTAATTTTGTTCAATTAATGGCAACCATCCATTTTGTTTCATAATTTCATAAATAAATAATCTTCCTTTTTGAGTCCATTTCGTACTCATACGACTGTTTTCATCATCAATTACATGTGTGAAACTTTGGGTATAGCCCTTATCTGCATAGTTCTGATACAAAAACCACATGTCACCTTGTTTAAACTGAATTCCAAATTCATGCAATAAACTATTTAACTTACGTGCAGATATTCCATAGTCCTTTGCTATCTTAGTTACAGATAACAACGATTTATTTTGAATCACTAAATCATAGTAAGTTGCTTTAGGTTGTAATTCATTTACTCTCTGTTCAGCCATTAAACGTAAAGTTCGTTCTTCTTTATACTTAGTAACCACATCTAGTAATAAGTCAGGATTATCTAGCAATTCATCTTTTGCATACATTCCATACTTGCGAATTTGTGGTAACACTTCAGTTGCTAACCAATCTTGAAATTTTTCAGCTAAAGCATTGTTTGCTTTGAATGCTAATTTATAAACCATTGGTTCGCTGATAAAATCTCCCTTGCCCACTTGCGGGCACGAATCTTCTTTCGACAATAGTGTCGAAAAGTTTTTCCCAACTTCTTGGGAAATCCCCGTCCCCACTTGTGGGGATGATAATTTGAGATACTTGTTAACTCTCTCCCATCGAACAACTTCATTGCCACTTTTGGCAATTTGAGTAATACCTAAAGACTTAGCTACAGTTTCAACATCAAATAACGATTCGCCATTTTCAGTTTTGACTTCTAATTGAAATAGATTATTTTCAAATATTTGTGTATCCATTTTCATTCCTCCTATCTAATTTTGTGATCTCTAATTACTTCTAAAATAAAAGCATTTACCGCTGGTCCCTTATCTTTCCCACTCAAAACACGCTGAATCCATGTTCTTGACTTACCATAAGCAGTTGCAAGATCTCTTTCTGAAATATTGTTCTTTTCCATAAATGATCTAATAGCTTCACGACCACTATTAATATTGCTCATGTTTTATCTCCTTTCCGTTTTTTGAAAGAAAACTGGATAGAATTTTTGTAAAAACTATTGACTTATGTATACAAATATTCTACAATCAGGACATAGTTAATAAGCCAATAACAAAGCCTTTATTTTGCACTCGGTCGCCAAACTTAATGCTGTAAGGTGTGTTTTTAGTTTGCTTTTTTTCTATCCAATTAACTTACAAGGATAATTATATACATATTTTCTACATTGTCAACACTTTTGTAGATTTTTTGTATACATTTTTCTTTGTATTCCTAGAAAGGTTGATACAAGTGGATTTATACGAAAAAATAAAATTACTTGCTAGCGAAAAGAAAATGTCAATAAGACAATTAGAAGAAACATTAGGATTTGGGAATGGGGTAATTAACAGATGGCGTAAGAATACCCCTGGTTCTGACAAATTGAAAAAAGTAGCTGATTATTTCGATGTATCTATTGATTATTTGTTGGGCCGGACAGAAAATCCCAATTTTTCTGTTTCTGCAGAGAAAGATCAGGTTAAAGACAAAGAGGAAAATGAACTTTTAGCTGCGTTTCGAATGGAAAGTGAAGACATGACAGAAGAAGAAAAGAAAAAATTCAATAGTTCTCTTAAAGGCATGATGAAAATCGCTAAGGGATTGTTGAATGATGACACTAAGTGGAAAGATTAATTGGGTAACTGCTATGACGAAATATGAATATCAACACGTAACAACAGATGAATATTTAGATTATGTAAAAAAAGCAAATATTTTACTTTCAAATATAGCTCGTTTTCAAAACATTGAAATTAAGGAATTAACTTATAAAAATATAATTTCTTTTTTTCAATCACAATTTAATATACACTTTGCTTTTTTTGAAGCTGACCCTACTGAGATCTTTTCATTAGATAATGAATGGCCTTCAACTCAAAGTGACTTATCATGGATAAGATACAAAGATTTAGTCTTTAATGCAGATTTTCAATTTTTGCCTATCGGCATTGTCAATAGAATTTCAGGCATCACAATTCCAAGCGGAAAAAGAACATTAATAATGATTAATCAAGATCGTGTGCTTCAACGAGTTATATTTACTATCTTACACGAGTTGTGTCATTTCTATTTTCATATCCTTGATGGTAAAAAAAAGCAAGTTTTTGTTTCATTAGCCAATGAGCAGGTAGAAGGTCATTATTCTCCTGAACTAATACCATTTGAAAACGAAGCGAACAATATTGCATCTATTCTTTTCTGTCCAACAGAGCGATTAGAATATATGCTTGAGAAAAAATATAGATTTAAAGACATGTGTAGAGCTACTAAAATGAGCGAACCAGCTATGCACAATCGTCTTTTAAACTATTTTGAACATATATTACATCTGCCACAGCATTTAGCTTTAAACTATGTATTCAAAATACGTAATCAAAATATCAATATTTACCACGCAATAAATTATAAGATTAACGCTAAAATTGCAGAAGAACAAAAACGTGCAGAAGAAGCTTCTAAAATTGCATTACAAAAAGCATATATAGATAAATACGGGAGTAAGCCATTTTGGCAAGATATTTTTGAAGAACTTGGATTATACTCTGATGATGATACTAACAAAAAATAAAAAAGACCGTGCGACAACACGGACTTAAAACCTCATCTCGAGAATTGCTTATAAAAATATTATAACAAAAAATAGGAGTGATTGAGAAATGAAAAAAATTGTTTTACTAGGTTTATCATTATTATTACTATCTGCTTGTTCGAATAACACAAAAAAAGAAGCAAACGTTAGTAGTTCATCTACAAGTATTTCATCAAGCGCTAAAGAATCATCAAGTGGCACAAAAGAAAAGAGTCAAAGTTCTACGTTAACAACATCTAATGTTGTAAATTCATCTACTATTGAAGAACAGACACCTCAAGTAGGTCTAAATGATTTTGTCGGAGGCTGGGGTATCCCTCAAAGCGATAATCTATTTTTTATAAATGCTGATGGAACACTGACTAGCACTACTCAACCAAATGTTCCGCTCCAAAATTTGAGTTTTTCTGTTGATGCGAATGGTAATCAAATAATGTCATATGTTTTGAATAACACTGCAAGAACATTAGTAAAAAATGCAGATGGTACTTTAACTGCTGGCGGACAGGTTTATAGTTATCTTGGAAATATTACGATGGAGCAATTAATAGAAAGAAATAATCAATCTCAACAAAATCCTGGACAACAGGAAGTGCAAGAGTCAGAAAATATTACACAACCTTCTAATCCCGAAATTAGTCAACAATCTCCAGAGCCAGACGCGGAAGTTTATGACCAAGTTAGAGATGGCGAAGGTGGCCGTCAAGTAGCTGAAAGAAACGGAATAACGCTTGAAAAATTACAAGAACTAAATCCAGGTATCAGTGGATATATGCCTGGACAATCATTACGAGTTAAATAGAGGAGATTTTTTTATGAAAAAGATTAAATATTTTATTTCAATATTGGTATTAATTGTTACTTTTGCTGCTTGTGGAGCTAAAGAAGTAAAGCCTGATTATACAACTAACGAAGCCGAAACAGCGCTAAATAACGGAGAGGATTTAACTGGAAAAACTGTTCAATTCACAGTTGATAAATATGTACCTGATGGATCATTAGGATATACGATTCAAACTGGAGAACACTTAAATTTTATTTCTACTGAAAATCCAAATGTAAAATCTGGAGATACAGTAATTGCAAAGATAAAGAAAGTTGAAAACCTTATGGGTTCTTGGATAATAACTTTCGATAAAAAATAAGTCTCCCCCTCTTTGATGAGTCTACGCGTCTTCGATTCACAATAGGAGTTTTAATCAAATATTGGAGGTGATACAATGGCTAGATTTATAAAGCGGGGAAATTCTTGGCAATACGAAATATCTTATAAAAAACAAGATGGCACGCATAGCAAATTAAGAAAAAGCGGGTTTAAAACTAAACGAGAAGCCAAAGAAGCAGCTGATGAAATTGAATACAATTTAAAAAAGGGGCTTCAAGGTGATAAACAAAATATCTTGTTGTCTGAATACTTTAAAGATTGGATGAATCTATATAAAAAAGATGTCGTTTCTGAAATAACATATAGAAAATACAAGGATACACTTAACAATATAGAAAGATATATGCCAAATATAATTCTTTCACAGCTTACCCGCCCATTGTACCAACGATATTTAAACAAGTTTGCCGAAGAGCATATGAAGTCAACAGTCATTAAATTTAATAACCATATCAGAGCATCGCTTAAAGATGCAGTTGAAGAAGGACTTATTCTATTTGATCCAACTAGAAAAGCTGTAATTAAAGGTAAAGAATCAGATAAAACCAAAAATGATAAATTTTTAGATTACGGTGATTTTAAGCGGTTAATGGAATTAGCTGAAAAAGGAATTGACCCACACTACGCATCGCCAATTATGGTTGTGGTAGCTGGGGCTACAGGTATGCGTTTTGCAGAATTATTAGGTACAACTTGGAACGATATAAATTTCGAGGATGAAATAATTGATATTCATAAAACATGGAATTACAAAATGAATTGCTGGGGAAAAACTAAAAACGAAAGTTCTGTACGTAAAATAAAAATTGATTTTCATACTGCTCAATTACTAAAAAAATACAAGAAAGCTCAAAAAGAATTGTTTGATAAATTAGAGGTACAAAACCCTGAACAATTTATCTTTTACAATTCTCAAAACGGGCTTATTTCTAATAACGCAGTAACTAAATACTTGAGAAAAAAACTATCTGAAATAGGTGTAACAAAAAAATTCACCTTACACGGTTTACGTCATACGCATGCTTCAGTTCTCTTGTATCAAGGCTGTGATACTATATATGTTTCTAAGAGGCTAGGGCATTCAAGTTTAGATACAACGATAACTACTTACTTACACATTATAAAAGAGCTAGATAACAAGAATGATGAAATGATTGATTCTGTATTCGATAAAATCTATAAAAGTAATTAA